CCCACTACATCATATGGATAAATTGGAGGAAGATAAGTTGCAAAAACATTCGACAAAAGAGTAAATTCTGTTTTCATACTAGCATACAATCTTTTGTGTATCGCTGACATGACTCTTGAACCACGTTCTAAAAGAGCTACAGTTGTTCCAACAGCGGCCTGCTGGTTCCCATCACCAACTTGCATGTCAGCAATTGATGCGAATCTCTGTCCAGCCGATACACAAATACCCATCAACTGTAATAAAGTCTGTGATGGTTCTTTGTATGGTAACGGCATAAAAGCGTCTCTTAGATTTCCACCTGGTGCGTCTACATCTCTGAACTCACCTGGTTGAAGTGACTGGGCATCATCTCTCACTCTGATACCTCTTTGTTTAAATCCTGCTGGTAAGTTGGAGAGTGTTCCAGCATCGATCAATTGTCTAAGGGCAGCTGTTGCTGCTCTTGTTAGACCACCGATCATGTGTATTAATCCAAAACCATAAAAACCTAAACCTGGCAAAAATTTAAAATGCACAAAGTATTGAGTTTTATTTTTCTTTGGATCGTCTACCTTATAGTTTCTTCTTATAGATAAAACTTTTCTTGAGCCATTATCTATGGTTACGATGTAAGGAACTTTTATACCTGTTGGTATTCCGTCCTCACCTCTATCTTCAAAACCTTCTAAATCAAGATCAACATGACATTCAATCAACGTATACATAGCGTTGTCTTTTTGTTGTCCGGTCATTCTTGTTCCTTCTAGTTCTCTTTCTTTTTTCTTGACTTCAGATTCTTCTGCGTAAGGAGAAAATAATTCTATGTCTCTATAGAATCCTGCAACTTGTTGTTTACGCAAATCGTTTTCTGAAATTTTTATCATATGACAGATCGCTTCCGCATCTTCTAATGAGGTAGCAGAATACGGAACGACTAAGTCATCTGCAGGAACAAACTTTGATACAGCTCGTCCCAGTAAATCGTCATAATAAACTTTTTTAAATGTTGAACCTGCGAGTGGTAAATAAAATAACATCTGATCAAACTCTGGCTCGTACTCTTTCATTACATTCATGATTTCATAGTTCATAAAGTTAGAGACCCTGGTTGCTTGATCCTGCTTTTCAGGTGTAGCTTGTCCTAGTATCTGAGTTCTGATCGGACCATTCGCTGGTAATAATTCTTTATACGCTTGTGCTTGAAACTGAGTAACTGCTTCAGCTAAAACTGGATGGGTTGCACCTGATGCTCCTTGGAAAGGTCTTGTTCTTTGTTCGAACTGAAATCCTAAAAGATCTAAACCTTTACTATAAGATTGTTCCCATTCTCTTCTTGACTCTTTGTAATCTGTGTAGTTTGCATACAACTCAGATCCTAGAGGCTCGAGGATAGAATCTGGCAACAAGGATGCTAAGTTAGCGTAATGATTGTCTGCACCTTCTGGTGCTTCTGCTCCTGGTTCAAAATTAATATCTACTGAACCATCTTCGTTTTCTGTAATCTCGGTACTGTTTGGATCAGGCATAGATTCCTGAATGGCAGTATTCACTTCCATTTGTTCTTCATCCGAGGGAACGGTTATATTTTGTCTTACATTCGGTAAGGATTTATCTACGTCTGCCATTTATTTTCTCCAGTTTATCTTGTTTATCTTCTTTTGGTTGTTTAATCAAGCCTCTAGCGTCAGGTCCCTTGATTGGAGGGATTTCTTTCCATTTAACATTTTTCATGTTTTTAACTAGAGTTGGGTTTTTCATTAATAGTATTGTTTTGTATCTATTAGTTTTGGAGTATCTTTATAATCTTCTGGGTGGTTCAAAAATCCTCCTTGTCTAAATCTTATTACCGCTTGAGTTGTGCTATCCACCAAATCGTCATTATCTCCAAAAGGAAATGATGCACACTCTTCTATAACTTCTTGAGCAAATTGTAAATGAGTAGGTGCCCAAATTTGACCACTTTCAAATAACGGGGCAACAGCGTTAACTCTAGCATGTTTGTCGTTTCCACGAGACGGAGTGAAATTGACTACAGGTATTCCCATATTTCTTAACTCATATGTTAATGGCAATCCAGCAGCCTTAGCCTCAATTAGTACAGTTTCAGGTTCCCAGTATTTATATAACTTTAATGCTTCACGCCTTAGTTCTGGAAATTCAAATCTTTCTTTAACTGCATCGAGTAAAATTAATTGGTGAGGTGAGTCTTCATTCTCACGAAAAATACCCCAGGTGGTAATTGCACTAAAGTCAGCAGACTCTCTTTTTAAAAAAGCTGTATCGTAAGACTGTATGACATGATCACAGTTTGGAATTCCTCTATCCTCTGGCCACTTCTTCCACCAATCTCTTTTAATCAAAGCACCTTCTTCTGATGTTGGGTTTTGCATATACTGTGCATTCCATTTTGGAAGTGCAACCGATGCTTTAACATTTAACAATTGTTCTAGTTCCCAATATTCTGGCCAAACAGGTTTATTAGATGGTAAGATTGCAGGAAATTCTACAACTTCCCATTGATCTGCTTTAGGTTCTTTTTGTGCAGCCTGTAACATTCCTGTCAAATCTTTTGTATTCCACCTTGTCATAACCAGTACAATCATTCCACCAGGTTGAAGCCTTTGTCTAGGACCAGAGGTGTACCATTCGTAAGCACGCTCTAAAGATTTAGCATTCATTGCATCTTGTTCTGAGTGTGGGTCATCAATGATTAGTAGATCAGCACCACGACCAGTAACTGCACCCTCGACACCTACTGCAAAATACTCGCCCCCTTGTGCTGTCTGCCAGCGACCAGCGGCTTTACTATCTTCTTGTAGTCTAGTTGGAAAAACTTCTTTGTACTCTTCGCTATCCATTAAGTGTTTAGCTTTACGACCAAACCTTACAGCAAGTTCAGCTGTGTGAGTTGCTTGAATTATTTTTAATTTTGGTCTGTTACCAATCATCCAGGCGGGTAGTAGAAAAGATGCAAACTCAGACTTTGTATGTCTGGGTGGCATATTCACAATGAGTCTCTTAATCTTTCCAGATTTTAAATTATTAAATTTTTCTGCAATAATTTTATGATGGTCCCCCTCAATAAAGTCTGGCCACATGTGTTTGACAAAATGCATAAAGTCACTCTTAATTAAAGAATGCTTTTGTTTAATATCTTTTTGTACTAAATATTTTTTTAATTCTCGTCTGGTCTCAGGAGGTAGTTCGGAAACGTTTAAATTTTTTATAATATTTTTTATATCATGCATAAATAACCTTATGGGGGTGGAAACGTTTTTACTCTGATTAAATGTCTAAATCAACATAATATACACATATATTAAGTTACTTAACTATATAATAAGTATTAATGTACTTCGTACTTTACTTTTTTGGAAATCACTCTGGTACCTCTATGAGGTACCAGAAAAAAAGCGAGGGGCAACAAGCCCCTCGCAACAAGTTATTGATTGTCTTTTAATCTTTTAAGATTATCTCTTATATCCCAATACTCTATCGTTTGGTGTTGTGGTCGTGTCGGTGTTTCTGTTAGCCTACCAATATAATCTATAAATCTATTCATATAGATATCAAGATAATCAGTTTGACAATGCAAGGTACAAAAGTTTCTATCCCCATAAGCATAAGTGCTTATAGTTCTATTCTGATAAACCTTGCTACCCTTTACACCTCGCAATCTATCCTTTGAAGTGTATTGATAACATAGAGGGTTTTGACAGTAGTCTTTCACTTGATAGCCTCTTGACTTTCCTCAATCAAATCATCAACATCATCTTGATTGAATGACCCTCGTTCTGGGTCATGTGATATAAAGTACATTTTTTCACGACCCCAAAATGTTGCGTCTTCATCAATCTCAAAATCATTCCATGTGAGAAAGCTCTGGACACTACTAGGGGTTGTACAATTTTTGACAGCTTTTGCAATCGTGTCAAAAGATATTGTTTCAAGTTTTGGATTTTTCATTGATATCCTTTCTTATGTTTTGTAGTTGTTGAGTTCTTAACAATGCGTCAATGAACCTTTGATTTTCAGCTAACTTTCTGTCAATCTCTCTTTCTTTCATTTCGCAAAAAAGAAACAAAAGGAACCCCCCTACAATTAGGGAGATTCCAGAATATAAAAGTATATTATACATTTTCAACTACTTCCATATCTTTAGTTAATATTAAAGGTTCATCATTTAAAACCATGTGTGAAACCTCTTGAATTTGATAAGTCTTATCACAACCCCCAGAATTTAAAGATTGCAATTTACTTAACGCAACTAAAATTTCTGATGCGTCTTGTAAGTTATCAAACATTTTTTCTTTTGCTATCGTATAGCCTTTACCATGCGACCAGTTTGTTATTTCTATTACAAAGTATTTTTTACTCATTATCATTCTCACTTTCGTTTAGGTTGTCGTGTTTATTTAAAATATAACTTTTGCCATTTAAAGTTATAAATGCTCTACCAAATTCAGTAGAGGCTGTTCTCATGCTATCTTGCATAACATCAAAGTATCTTATGTAATTATGACCTTTTGTTTTATGCTTTGATATCTCGCAATCATCATTCCAAGTCGCATTTCTAAAAATTGGTTGCAACTGAAACTCATCAACTACATCTATAACCT